CCGCCGGTTACCAATACAATCCTCATAATATTAATAGTTATCCTATCTGCTATTCAGTCTAAAAAAAAGCTGGCTAAGCCAGCTAATTAGAAATTACTGTAATCTACATTTTTTCCTGTTAACCAGGTGAGCAGTAGATTTTTATTAGTTATATACCCGAACTTCGTGAGCTGGTTTTGAACTGATTGTGGGAACATATCATTTAGTTCATATAAACTGATTTCATTATAATTGTATAGTTTATCAGTGTCCTTATACACAAGAGCGTTGATAATATTTGAATTTGGTTCCTTTAAAAAGTAGCCATCGTTACAATTAAAACCACTCAGTACTAGCATATGGATTAAACTAATGATAGTAATCTGATGCTGGGCTTCTGTATAAATTCTATAATCGGGTTCTGCATAAAATGTGTTTACTAATGTTGGGAAACTTAAACACAACATACCACCTTCATTACATAGATTATTCATCTTATGTAAGAACTGTAATGGATCTTGTGCTAAGTGCAAAACATTATGAGCCCATATAACATCATATGTTTCTTTAGGTTCAAAACTCATCCAATCAGTCTGGATAAAGTTAATATTTTTATGTTGGTTTGATTCATCAAATGTATTTTGTTTATCAATAGCAGTTACATTGATATTCAATGGTACTAGATTTTCTTCATCGTCTAATATACCTGCTTCTGCCCAGTATGAGCTACTATACCCATCGGCGCACCCAACATCAAGAACACTGTCAATACTTTCTAGCATTTCTTCGAATTGAAATACCATTTCTAAATAATTTGAAGCATGTAGATTACTAGATGCAGGATTTGATAATAAAAAATCCATTTGTTGATATACCTTGTTAAATCATAGTATTTATTATAGGGTAACGTCTTCCATACCAGCAGTTCTCAATCGAACAATGTGTCCTAATTGCCACTGCTTGGCTTCGAGGCCTTTCATAATACCCAAGTATCGATTTCGTATCAATGCCACTTCATTAATAAGTGTTTCAAAGTCTACAACTTCATCTTCACCATCAACATATTTTTCAGCATCTCTACTTGTTAGTGCTCTAGCATATGTTTCCAAATACTTTTGAAAATACTTGCGCCTAACCTTTCTGAGTTGAATGTTAAGGTAGTTAAGCACCGCTTCAATCTCTTGTAGTTGATTAAAACGATGCTCTGTTATTCCTGGCAGGTCTCGCAGGTTCCTTTCCACATTTCCATTAATAGCAGACTCACGTTTTGCATCTGTTATTTCCTTATCATAATGTTCAATGAACGCAGGAAGATAGGAAAGATCGTTTGTTACTTTGCCGTACCAGCTCATAATTTACCTTTTAGTACTGCCAATCATCATCATCGCCTGCTTCGTCCCAGTCATCAATATCACTATCTTCTAACTGGTCCTGTACTGCCGCTTTCATATTCTTATCACAGTCCCGAAGTGCATACAATACATTATCACTTACACCACTATCTACAAGAACACTTACAACATGATCAGCTGCGGTTTGTCGTTCTTTTGCAGGAACGTATTCTTTTACTGTATTCCAAAAATCAGCAAACAAATCATCCATATATTTTTATTCCTCTACTACTGTATTATCATCTGAAACAACGTCTGTAGCTTCTTCGCTACTTAGTTCAATTTCACCAGACAATGCTAGATCTTCCATGATGATATCAAGTTTATCACCTGTCCAATTTTTACGGAACTCAACTGTAACTTCACCTGTTCGTTTACTTACATACTCTAGTCTATTGCCACTTTTGTTTAGTAGACCAGCTTTTTCAAACATTTCAATAAGTCCACTGTAAGGATCCATTCCTGTTTCGTATGGGATCTTAACTTGCACACCTTCGAAGGGTTTTGCATATCGTGTTTTCATCACTTTACATGCAGCTCTGATACCACGCACATCACTAACTTTATTACCATCTTCATCTTCTTTTAGTTTCAATTTTTTCATTGCCACTACAATACTTGATGCATAGATAAAGCCTTGTCCACCTGCAATCTTATCATCAGGATCGAACATATCTTGTGATGCATATGTGTGATTAGTTGCTACTAGGCCTACATTGTAACTACCAAACATGTTTACACAGTTTGTAACAAGTGCTTTAAGTGCTTTAGCCTTACGACCCATATCACCTTTCATATCACCTGCGTCAAACTGATTAAGTTCAGTTGGTGTCATCATCATACCTAGTGAATCAATTACAAACAATACTTTAGGACGCTCGTCTTCGGGCATTGCTTTGTAATCTTTCATAAAGACTGAAATAGTCTTTGCCGCATCGTCAATCATTGCCATGTTGAGCTTTAACAGTTTATCTTCACTAGTGTCTACTTCAAGTGCTTTTAACCAAGCCTCATCAAGTGCATTCTCCGAGTCAATAAGAACTACAAAGATGCCTTGTTCTTGTGCTGCTTTTACAATATTTCCACTTGCAATATAACTCTTACCAGCACCGGATTCACCTGCAAAGACTGTAACCTTGCCTAGTGGAATACCTTTATTAAAGTCACCACTTACAAGATAGTTTAGTGCATAGTTACCAGTACTGATCCAGTCTGTAGGATCGTTAAAGCCAATAGACAGACCGTCGATGCTTTTTGTAATATCTTTTCTAAATTTGCTTATGTCAAATGGTCTTGCCATATGTATCTCCAGTCATTGAAAATAGGGGGAGTGTTACCTCCCCCATAATAGATTTACTTACCTTGGCGTGAACGGATCATTGCAAGGATGTCTTCTGCCTTTTGTCCTGAACCTGAAGAGCTAGTTGTTACTGGCTCAGCTGCTGCCGGTGTTTCCTCTGTCTCAAACGGTACCGTATCTTCAACTTTAGTAGCTGGAGACGAAGTAGCTACCGGAGTTGGAGTTGGAGCAGGGGCAGTTGCTTGTGTACCACTTGGAGCGGCTACACCTGCAGGACGATAGTAAGCACCATACTTTTCAGGGTCGTATGCTTTACCATCAACACTATCTTCAAACATTTGCTTGATGATAGCAAGCTCAGTTTCACTTGGCTTCTTAGGCAAGAAGTCATTTAGGTCATACAAGCCATTTGCTTCAATAGCGGCTTGTTCTGCTTCTGTGAGTGATGTTTCTTTACGAGCCCAATTACTTGTACTGTAATCTGCATACCCACCTTTTGAAGTCTTCACTACACGGAAGTCTAAGCCACGATTTGCATCTGTTGGCAATTCTTCCATGTCTGGATCCATCAAACTTGCTTTGATGATGTTAAACAATTGCGGACCCATAATAAATCTGCGAATTGGGTTTTCTGGAGATTCTTCGTCTAGCGGATTATCGCGGACGAAACCTTGGAATAAATATGATTTCTTCTTCCAATACTTACGACCCATATCTTCAAGACTTGCGTCTTTAAACCATGGACGAACTTCTGCAAGGATTGGGCAAGAACCAGTTGGCTCCCACATTTCCATACATGGTACTTGTACCATAGTTGTTTTAGAATCGGTATCACCAACAATACCTTGGAATGGCAAACGAATCATTGCTCGTTCTACCCAAAAGAATGTATTGTTAGGGTTTGCATCTGGAAGGAAGCGAATAGTTGCTGTTTCGCCTTCTGAAATATTCCAGTGTGGATAAATGGCGTTGTCGCCACCTGATTGACGGGTGTTTCCGCCTGTATTTTCTTGTGCTTGTAGTTTTGCACGGATTTCTGCTAATGATGCCATAATATGCCTCTCTTTCTAGCCTATGTATAGTTGTTTAAATATGCCTCGATAGCATAGCGTTACACCTGTAACGTTAGCTAACATTATTATTTATCTTTGAGCGTTTGTCAACCACTTTTTTCGAAAAATATTTTGTGTCAGTTTGA